GGACCCCTTGTGGTTCTCTAGATCTTTTTCCCCCAGTGCCCCCCCCAAACGTCAATTTCGATCCCCGATCCCTAGATTCTAGTGCCTCACGGTCCTTTGAACCCTGATTTAAGCTCCAATAAACCTAGTCTCTATGCACCTCCTGAAACCCCAGCCAGCGAAGCACCTATCCACCCAACCATAAGCTCCTGATTCACAGTACCTTACGAACCCGTAGACCCTCGCCGATCCGAGACACGGTCTAACGGACACCCAACCCTGTGCCGCGTGATCCGTAAGCCCTTGATCCGCTGCAGCTTATGCCCGACCAGGCGCGTACGAAAGAACTGGCTAAAGCCAGTGACGGAGCTTCCAAGTATTCAGCTCCTATCTTCTAGGGGACTTGACCCTGTTTTTGCTTTACAGAATAAGCCAAAGCCTGCCAGACGCTCCCACTTTGTCTTCGGCTTTGGCAAGTTAGAAAAACAGGGTCGCCTACGGCTCTTCGTCCTGGCTGACGGCGTCATTGGATCAACAAGTTGCTCCAATTACCATGTCCTGTTTGGGACGAGGTTCATTCCTACTTCGGTCGGAACGCCCTCTATCAAGATAAAGATAAAAAAACCCAGCTTCCAGAGATACGCTATTCGCTATCTCTGCTGTGCTATTTTTTATCTCAAGCCTTGGCTCGGAGAGCCTGCGGTTCTCTTGACTTCCCAACCATTAGACATGGGCTTTAATTGGGGTAATCAAACTAACACTTAGTGAGATACACGTTACTAACTATTATATACAATATGAAAGATACAGACAACACCATGCAGTATTCCTACAGAACAGCAGTTCAACGTTTTGGTTGCACATTCACATTCACTCACATACCTGACCACGGTATTGAGCTTAAAGTCGAAGGCGATCCTGAGACTGTCGAAATGATGGACGATTACTTAGCGTTCAAGCTTCCTGAGTATGCTCAATACCTACCTGCCAGCGGTCTGCGTCACAGTCCAGCTGTTCTTCCTCACTCTTTCAGCCTAATGAGCATTCTGCTCCTCAACACTAAATAATATGAACACAAACACACAAAACACCCGCAAAGTTACCGAATGGAATCCCGAGTTGGATGAGTATATGAGGTATGTCTCAAGTCTCACCTACCACGAGCTGGAGCACGCCTTCATCTGCGACTTCCGTCCGTCCATCGAAAGCTTCAGTTCTCTCGACGACGCTCGTTACGACTATGCCAGCTTTCTACTAGAGCAAGCTGAATTCGCCAACGGATTACTCGTAGCGCACGAAGAAAGGTATTCCAATGGATAAGCCTATCGAACATATTAAGACTTTCGTAGCCTGCCTCTTCGGAGGCGGGTTACTTGGAGTCCTCCTCGTTATCAGCTTCGACAAAGAAATCGAGCAAAACGAACGCGATCTCTCTCTTATCTCTACTAACTACTCTATCAAAGAGATAAATAACCGAGTTAAATCTGACTCATCTAACTACTAAATACTACACAATATGATCCAACTAGATAAACCCAACGTCACTAGCATCTGCAAGGTGCTTATCATCGAAGCCGTCAAGGACTTACCTAACAGCTCTGCTCCAGAGAAACCACTAGGTCTCACCAAGTTCATGACTCAAGACAAGCAAGAGCATGTCTACTTCTCCAACACTAACTCAGTGTTCGGCAAAGAGGGCGACATCGTCGAAGTTATCGTTCGCACACAAGAGAACGTTAACCCGAAGACAGGCAATCACTACTACACGATTGTCCCAGCTCCTGCTGACTTCTTCCTAGCCGCGTAACACTAACACTCCTGAACACGAGTCTAAACTGTTCACACTATATTATGAACATATCAAACATACCATCTATCGTCCGTTCAGCTACATCTGCTGAGCGTTATACTCAAGACTACCGAGACGCTTGGCGCTCGCTATTTGTCCTCGCAACCGACGTTGCCAAGACTATACCCAACCGTGACATTGATCCCGTGACTCTTGTCGACGATTGGGTTGCCGAGCACGAGATACCTACTGACCACTGCAATCCTAATGACGACGCTCAGTGTGGCGACATGTCCTGCCTGCAAGCTTTAGCACTTCAGCAACGTGAGTATCTCAACGACATCAAGACCCACTACTACACAGCTCTGCGTCAATGGGCTAATCCGAACCTCAGCGACAAGCTGCGCAAGAAATGCCGTGCGCGTGTAGATCGTCTACGCACCCTATGGGAACAAGAGAACAATACCAATCTTCGCCAAGTCTCCTATGACTCACACGAAGCCCTTGGTTCCTCTGCCAACTTCGACACGGTCGAGCTGCCCACAGAAACCGAGCGCACAGTTCGCAGACGCGAGTATGCTACAACGTTCAAGCAAGAACCCGAGTGCGATCCAGACGACGCACGTAACATTCGGGACACGCAGCGTACCAATCGTGGTCGACCTCGTGGTTCCATCGGCGTTCTCGCTGGTATCTACGACAACACGGATCCCGAACCCAGCTACCGTGCACCTGAGCGCAAGCGGTTGTTGATCAAGACTTACCTAGCTTCCGACAATGCTCAAGACATCGAGCTTGCCTACTCTATGATCCCCATGCGACGCAAAGATCACGAGTCCGATGAGGACTGGTCGGTGCGTCTGACAAAGAGACGTCGTAATCGTGACGTGCTCATCTCCAAACTTCGTTCATAATATAGACTGCTGCTCAGTCAGGCTTTCACGAGTCTGGCTGAGTAGCTTTTTTTTACCGCCGAGGGTTTGCTCTGGGCACAAAGACTAAAGAGATAAAATAATTGTTATGGAAATAATGTTCCTCAGTTTCATCTGTTCTATATCTTACTTAATTATACTTTGTAAGATGTTCTCACTCAAGTTTGTAGTAAAGACTCAAGTCCTTTGGGACATCGTTTTTACTTTCGGTATGCCCGTGCTATTTACTGGCACATTCAGTGGCATGGCGACCGCATTTATCGCAGGCATTATGTTTTCCTGCATGACCTATTTGTTGGCTGTGTTGTCTAGCGATAGCATACTCGTCAGGTTGCTCTCAATTCCATATGGCAAAGAGACTAACACAGCTAGCAGCTACCATACTCATCCCCCTCGCTTTAGACGTCGCTAAATGTGTCCTAAACAGAGTCGCGTATAAAGTTATGAGAGGTCGGTCAAGAAGGCGATGTCGGTAGTTACATAAAGTAGCCACCTTGCTACACAGCAGGGTGGCTACAATATGAACACGATATACACATCAAACAACTAAGCCAGCATCCTGCACCCAACAACCACTCTTGTCAAGCACAAAGAGATAATATTTTTGAGCATGTCGCTCATCAAACCAAAAACTACATATATATACTATGTCAAATACAACTACAGTCCGTTACGGTATGTCTAATTCAGTCAGCCGTTCGTTCGACATTGAAGTTACCGTTGGTAACCTACTCAGTGATCGTTCTATCCTCGGTGCACTCTCTGCACCAGAAGGCTGCGTAGCAGTCAGCAATGGTGTCACACTATCGCACGAAGCGTTAGTTTGTGACTACACGTCCATCACACTTGAGCGTCAGGCATCAAGCAAAGCATAACCTACTGCCTCTGCCTACATGAATAGGCAGAGGCTTACTATTTACTATGTCACAATACAAATCCGAAATAATACTAGGCGATGACGGTTTCTTTAGAAAACGTGAGACTAGAGAATCTGTTATACAGTGCGCAGAAAATGCAATCCTCGACTGCATTGTAGAACCACAACTGGTAATCAATCCAATACAAAGCTACGGTGAACTAGACGTACCTGTACTCGATGCAGAATACAGCAGTATGGTTTACAATGTGTTTTATGGTTATCAAAACAGAGAACCGTACACCACAGTAAATGCTTTTGTACACTTACCTGCTGGTTTCCCGCTACCAAAAACTGACTTACTCAAGTCAAATCATCTAACACAGTATGCTGGTGAAGACGTTTACAAAATATGTCCACGCAGACAAGACGGCACAAAGACTAATGATAATGCTGTCAGACCAAACAACCTAATAACGTTCAAGTCTCCAACACACAGAATGTATATTATGTTAAAAAACATACCAATCAATACAACAAGACAAACCATTGGACCCTTTAATCATTCAATTAAAGCGTATTTGTTTGGTATTAACGATGAGACAGGCACAGCTGTTACCTTTGCTTTGCCTAACATCTACGACACAGGTCAAATCTGCACAGGTAACACTGAGTTTGTTCCAACAACTATTGATATGTATTCCCTAACATCTGCTAACATGGAATCAATTGTCAAAGAGTTGATGTTCAACATACACACAACGCAGATAAACAACGACTTACGTATGGAACACGCTGAAGAAATGTATCTTGTATACAAAAAAGATGAGATAACTGGCAGTTACTTCATCCAAAACAAACAAGAACAAGATTACATGCATCAAGCAATGAACAACGAGCCTAACAACTACAACTCGTTTCACAGATCTATGTCACAAGAATACATTAACCAATTTGCAAAATGGCTACAATCACTGAAGCAGTAACACAAGTAGATTCGTTACATCAACGCTATGATCGCCGATGGCGACTTGGCGAGCACAGTTACAATACTCAAGAGATTGAACAGCGCGATCTTGAAATTAGGGACGTGCACACAATTGAGCACGGTCTATCAGAACAAGACCTTCGTATCTTATTTAAGATACTCAAGAAAGACTACGAAGATTGCGGTCGCAAACGTGGCGCAATCCTCCGTTACATCAAGCATTACAGAGAGGTAACAGATAACGCAAAGACAAAGCTTTCGTTATCTAAGTTACACAGAAATCTAAATCGACAATCACTATGAAACCAAAACTAAAAGCCCTAATCGTAGGTGCAGGTGGCGTAACCAGTTACATGTTACCAGCACTTAAAAACAGTTTTGACTTGCAGCTTACACTCATCGACGGCGACGTCCTTGAGAAACGTAACCTGGACCGTCAACTGTTCCGCAACAATCACGTCGGCATGAACAAAGCCGAAGCACTAATGCGCACGTACAACTTTCGCAAAAGCGAAGGACAAATCATACGCGGCTACTTCGACAAAGACATGCTAGACACAGAATACAAATTCTTCTTTCACGAAGCTGACGTACTTATCTGTTGTGCAGACAACCACCCAGCACGTCGTCATCTATTGGAAGCAGCAATACAATTGGACAAACCAATTCTAATTTGCGCTAACGAATACTCAACCAGTCAAGCATATTACTTTGATCCCAGACTGATGCAACAGTATCCAATGATGAACCCACTTCTCAGGTATCCTGAGCTACGAACCTCAAACGAAGGTTCCCCAATCCGTTGTCAAGGTGAGGCGCTAGAAGCAACGCCACAACTAGCAATAGCAAACCAAACAAGTGCCTCCCTTGGCAACCTTCTTCTATGGCTGTGGTTCTCAGGCACTGACACTATTGAAGGTCACATGCCTGTAGAATACCAAACAACATTCTCACGCATTGAAACAATCACGCTTGCTGATTTAACTAACATCCAAACACCAACTCACAATGTCCAATAAATATGTTGTATACGATAACGAAGTATTTGAACGCGTTAATCACCCGCTGTTCACTACGTACCGACTGCGCGAAGTCCCAGAAGTTCCAACACTTGAACCAAAGTGGTACGGTAAAAAGATACCGCTAGAAATGTGGAATGACATTCTTGCGTTTATGAAGATTAGTTACGATAAACTAAAATCAGAAACATTACTGTTCTTATACTATGATGAAGACAATACTGAAAGTCCTTGGTCTTATTGGGTTCCACCTCAAACAACTAACGGAATGTCTGTTAAGTCCGATCCCACAGATCCAAACTTTTCAAAACAACGTGCCGCCTATCCTGACACCTTGTTTGGTACTGTTCATCATCATTGTAGTACATCTGCTTTTCAGTCAGGAACCGACGAAGCAGACGAAACAAACCGTGAAGGCTTTCACTTTACCATCGGTAACCTCAACGACAAAGACACCTGTGACATACATCTTCGATGCACATTAGGTGGTATCTGCGTAGATATTGATGACTTGTCAATAATACTACCAGACGTTCCATCTTTGTTTAAAAAGAACATTAAAACTCTTACACCAAAGATGCAAGAAGTAGAGCTTGAGTACAAACAAGAACAATACGCTCAACTACCAGACATCACAAAATATAACTTTGATGATGAGCTGCAAAACGTAACTAAACCTGTTTGGCAACCAACTCACACAAAGAAAGGTTCTTCATATCAAACTAAACAAGCAGCTTTTAATTACGGCGATGACTACTATATGGATCCAGACATGGACCCTGTAAAAAAAAGTTCACAGCAAATAGATGACATTGTTACTGACATCATTGTAAATATTGAGTCAGATGATAGATGCGAAGCTACTATTTGCGACTACTACACAAAGTTTGAATCCAAACATTCTCATTACTTAATCGAAGACCTTATTTATGGTAGAGCCGAAGATGATGAGTATGAGCGAGTTATAAGTCAAATGTTACACAATGACTTTTTCTTATCGACTGCAGAAGGTAAATACTTTGAATCATTTGTTACTGACAAATGTAAAGAACACAAAACAACAATCAACGACGTAAAAAACGCGTTATTTAACTATGAAATCGGAGAAACAGTTCAATCAATGGTTGACGAAGCAATTCTATGAATCAAGCAAAACAAAAGTGTGCGTACAACGCATCGAAACTACTACGGGAAACGGAGTACCTGATCTACTGGTCATCCAACCGTCTAAGATCTTGCTTATTGAGAGCAAGTTTGAAACTAGAAACATACGCCCTGAACAGGGGGCGTTCCAAATTAAAGCCAATGAAATCATGAGAGACGGCAATAATGTATGTTGTACATTATCTGCCTATCCCAAAACCAACCGTCTAGTGTACCAGACATTCAGTGCACTGTCAATCACAGAAGACGGTGTAAAACCAACACAAACAATTGAGTTTACTCTTGACGCAAATGGCTTTGCAAACTTTCTTAAACACATTTAATAACTTTGGCACAGCGATCCACAAAGTAAGTATGACTAAACACCATACCGAAAATCTGGTTCCATCCCCCAATCTAGCGACTCTATACGGCTAGACAAATTGTATAGACTAGGCGACCAGCTGGCGAATCCTCGACGAGCGCTATATCCGAAGCAATCCATCCTAGATAACTGAGTAGTTTCGGCTACTCAGCCAATTTCTCACTATGACACAAATACCGCTAATAACAATGCTTCTTGCTTTAGCTCACGTTGAAAGCAATGACAGAGACAACGCCATCGGCGATAACGGCACAGCGTATGGTTGCTTGCAAATAAGAGCAATCTATGTAGAAGACGTTAATCGTATATTAGGCAAAGAACAATACACACATGAAGATGCGTTTAACCGAGCGTCAGCTTACCACATGTTTATCATATACACCGACCACTATGCTACTGAAAGACGTTTAGGTCGTGAGCCTACAACCGAAGACCGTGTGCGCATTCACAACGGAGGACCCGACGGTTGGAAAAAACCTCATACAAAAGCCTACTGGAAAAAGGTAAAAAAGATGATATGAAAACACCAAACAAAGACGCATACGTTATGTCATGGTGCATGATCGTTGCAGGAATACTATTAATCGTAACTCTAATAATGGAAAACCTATAAAAAAATAAACTCATGCAAGACTTAGACCCTGAAACAATGCGCAACCTGCTTAACATGGTTGAACTTAAAACCCAAGAAATTCTTGACAACGACCCAAATCAAGAAATTCGACAAGCAGTTAAATGGGCAAAGGCTAAGGGTCTACTGCGTAAAAAAACAGACATTGAAATCCACAACGAATTGCTTAGCAAACCGTGGCTCAAAGTTAACCGTATAATACGTGCTAATTTAGACGAGCAAAAAGAAAACCAATAGCTATGCAAATACCTTTATTTGAACCAGACTCGTTGTGGCGACCACCGTCAATGTTACCACAACTAGGTAACATCGTAGCCATTGACCTTGAGACATGTGACCCAAACCTCAAGCAACGTGGAGCAGGATACAAACACAACGACGGACACGTTGTTGGTATTGCACTTGCAGACGAGCACACAGAAATATATTTACCATTCGCTCACATGAGTGGTGACAACTTAGATAAAAATATAGTCCTTTCATATGTGAGTAACATAGTAAAAGAAAGCAAGGAGCTAATCTTTGCAAACGCAACCTACGACCTAGGCTGGCTTGAGACGGTTGGGGTTACTGTCTCAAGCCACATTAGGGATGTTCAAGTAGCCGAAGCTTTGATTGACGAAGAGAAGTTTTCATACTCACTTAACTCGTTGTGCAAAAAATACTTAGGCACTACAAAAGAAGAAAAGCATCTTGAAGAAGCTGCCAAAGCTTATGGAGTAGATGCAAAAAGTGGTATGTGGAAACTACCTGCACGACACGTAGGTTTGTATGCAGAACGAGACGCTCGTTACACATGGGACATATATCAAAAACAAATCCCACTGCTCATACAAGAAGATGTATGGGATGTGTGGCAACTAGAATGTGACCTCATCCCCGTACTTCTGCACATGACACTCAAAGGTGTGCCTGTTAACCTTAATAGCGCAGAACAGCTAAATGATGAGTTAAAAAAACGTGAGCAAGAACTTACAAACAAGTTTAAAAACCTAGACATTTGGTCGCCACCACAACTTGGTCGTTACTGCGAAAACTTAGGACTTGTTGTGCCCCGCACAGACAAAGGCAATTACTCCGTATCTAAAGACTTCTTAGAGCATTGCGACCACCCAGAAGTCAAACAAATACAAGAGGCTCGTAGCATTAACAGACTCCGCAAAGTGTTCATTGAAGACATCATACTAAAAGGTAATCACAAAGGTTATATCCACGCTGAGTATAGACAAACTGCGTCTGACCACGGTGGCACTAGGTCTGGTCGCCTGTCATCTCGTAACCCCAACATGCAACAAGTACCTAAACGTAGTGCTATTGGTAAACAGATACGTGCGTTATACGTAGCCGAAGAAGACAAACTTTGGTGCAAAGCAGATTACAGTTCCCAAGAACCCCGACTCCAAGTACACTATGCGTTACTTGGTCAGTTTGGTAAGCCATTGCCCAAAGCAGTCGACGCACTAGAATCTTTTAAGAAAGGTGAGAAACTATATTCATTCTTTGAGAAAGCTACAGGGCTACCCTATGATACCTGCAAAATGCTTTGCTTGGGTATTAGTTATGGTATGGGCAATAAAAAAATGGCTACAACTCTCGGTATATCCGAAGAGATGTGTACAACAACACAGCGTAAATTTAACGCTGAAGCACCCTTCCTTAAAATTTTATTTGACAACGTAATGAACCGAGCAAACAGAGTCGGACACATCCGAACTATACTAGGTCGCAAAGCACGCTTTGACTTTTGGACACCAAGCTTTGGTGACTCTCCAGTAAAAACACGAGAAGCAGCAGAACAAAAGTATCCAGACCAACAGCTAAACAGAGCTTTTGTCAGCAAGGCACTAAACAGGCTAATCCAAGGCTCTGCTGCTGACCAAGCAAAAAGAGCCATGGTGGATGCGCACCGAGCTGGCTTTGATTTACGTCTCCCAGTTCACGATGAAATTAACTGCATGGTCAATTCTGAGCAAGAAAGCCTTGACTTAAAATTGATCATGGAGAATGCTATCAAACTCAAAGTACCAGTCATTGCCGACATAGACCTCGGACCTACTTGGTGCTGACAACAATATGGATATACTAAAAACCGCACTAAACCTAACAACTAAAGATCGTCACGATGATTATGGAGACTGCAATATTGAACTCGACAGAGTAGCAACTATGTGGTCTGTAATCTTTCAAACAGATATCACACCCAACCAAGTAGCTCTAGCTATGATTGCTTTAAAAATCACTAGACAGATGCACGCTAACAAAAGAGATAATTGGGTTGATATTGCAGGCTATGCAAGAATCGGAGACATCGTAAACAAGAACACAAAACAACAATGAATGATCCACTACTAGAAGAATCAGATATTATTCCTATTGGAGATATCGCACTAGAACAACCACGAGATATTCCAATTAGCGAACTTACCGCTAAAGCAGAAGAACTCGTTCAACTAGACGAGGATGTACTCGGACTAGAAAAAGAACTGTCAGAGCTTAAGCAAGTACGCAAAACTGTGGCAGAAGAACACATCCCAATCATTATGGAAACTGCTGGTGTTGATACACTACAACTAAGCGACGGCAAAAAGATTGCAATCAAAGAGTTTGTAGACGCTCGTATTCAAAACCCAGATAAAGCGTTTGACTGGTTGCGTGAAACCAACAATGAGTCAATTATTAAAAATGAGATTAAAATCCAACTGGGAAGAACAGAGGATGATAAAGCTCGAGAAATTGTAGAAACAATACAAAGAGAGTTTGGTATTGATGTTGATGTTAAAATCACCGTTCACAACTCAACACTCAAAGCCTTTTGCCGTGACGCACTGGAAGACCCAGAACTAGCGGCATCTATGC